TCTTGTCGCATAACGCCTCCGCTGGTGAGCCCCAATCATGCCCCGAGGGTGAGCGTTTGTGTAGTCCGTTTTCGCTTGCGTTTTGCTCGCGGTCGCCACTTTCGTTCAAGCAACCGAGCCTCATCGATCGACTCACACAGTAAGTCCTTGACAGCGCTCACTGCATCGCGTTTCGCGAACCATTCTGCAATCACATGGTGCTGCTTTTCACGTTTGCACTTGAGCACATATTGCGTCCGGCAGACCTCACACCACTTTGCCATACTCTCTGATCCTCCTATGGTTCCCGCATCCAACCGCCGCGAAAATTCAACTCATCAGTTTCTTTTTGTGGCTCGACATATTCCTCACCGGGTCTTTCCCATCCGGGGATCACAACCCCAAGTTTGCGCTCAATCTCGGTGTATGCCTTCTTGTCAATGACAATCAGCTTGACGTCAGGGTGATACTTACGCATCCGCTTCAATTTCGTTTTGCTTCTGGCATCCATCCAACCCTTAACTTCGTGATATGCCTCCGTGCCATCCAATTCTGTGACACAGAAATCAGGCAAGTAACTTACACATCCACGCTTAACGCCTTCAAACCAAAACGTTTTTGGCTCATGTGACCAGTCTTTGATGTGTTTGCTGTCCTTCAGGAACTCAAGATAGCGAGCGTAATTGGCTTCCCATCTTGATCTATAAAACTTGCGTTTGCCCCCGATCTCTCGCCATGCAGCCCGCCAACTTCCGTGTGGTTTGCTAGAAACATAAGTTCCTTTTTCTGCTCGAGTTTTCATCATTCGGATAGTTTTTAACGCGCGCCTTTCTTCACTCATATTGGCCCACATTTCTTGAGATTTCTCAGAAACTTTTTGTTTAGTTAAATCGGTATGTTTTTTGCCGAGCATCCCGCGTGGATGCCCATGAATTGCTTGCCAAGCTCTAGTAACTTCAGAACGCTTCTTCCGGCCTTCTTCAGTTACCTTTAATTTTCCAGCGGCATGAAGTCTTTTCATTACTTCAGCCTGTTCTGGTCTTTTTCTGTCACGAAGTTTGTCGCCATGCGCTGCGACTGCTGCGTGCCATGCCTCGCTCACGCCTCTGGCTTTAAGCTGTAATCGTGATGCTTTCTGACGAATCTGTGCTTCAGTCAACCCCATTTTTTCGACGCACCAATCTTTACCTTTTTTTGGGTAATACTCAGTCAAGAAAGCAATTTGTTCGGGAGTCCATTTCATTCGCAGCTCGTCCATACCTTTTGCCTTCGCAAGAATGTCGGCCACTCGGGTTTGCTGAATGACTTGTCATCAATCAGCACATGGTTGGTCGGTTGAGCGGTGATGCGTCCATTGGTCAACGCGCAGAAATAAAACTCTTTGCTCTGCCCCGGCTCCTCGCTGAACCCGTCTCCGATCGGTGCTGCGGTAAACCAGTACTCGCCGTCGTATCGATCCCCGTTCGCGAGCTTTGCGATGACGCCTTGGCCCCTCAAAAACGGGTACTCGATGGTGGTGAAATCGTAACCGTAGCAGTCCCAAGTTTGCGCGTGCGATGGCCCCCACTCTGCTGCGGCTCTGCGAGTCGCGAGGCAATGCAATGGAATGTTGCGGTAGACCGCACCGCCCTCGAGGAGAACGTGACAGCCCCACGCTCGACTGGGTGCGCTGGTCAATCCAAACCATACGCCCTCCATCCAGCCGTGATCACCGCACGCACCGGGTTCAACGTAGACGTAACGATGGAACGGGAGCGAGCCTGCAAAACTAAACATCGCTCTGCCTCAGAATTTGTTTACGGCCCGCGCGAGTCAGGCACATCCGTTGGAGCGCATCCAGATCGAGGTCGAGCATATCGCAAATCCAACCCGCCGAACCGATCCGTTTCTGATGCTTGGAGTACAACCAGAATCGAGCGTCTCTCCACTTGCCGCGATGGTTCATGTCTCGCACCGCGATCAAGAGCACGCTTGCCCAGAGCTTGCGGTAAGGATCGTTATCGATCGACGGCTCTTTGGCATGGAGCGGATCGTAGCGGTATCTCATTTGAATCTTATTCTTTCGATAATTTCGAGAGCACAATTTTGAGCACCAGCCGACTTTCCCGGATGTCCTGCGTCATCCCACAAATCAGCTAATTGCTCACACAAAGCCGCGCATCGCTCTCGTTCCCACTGTGCAACTAACTCAGCGAAATACTCCACGTTACCAATAGTGCTATACATCGTAGACAAATCATCTTCACCAACTAATCCAGCCTCCCGAGCTAAATCAATCACCATGCCGGGTGTAAACGTAAAACCTTCCCTATTCATACCGCCTCCTTCAATCGAACGTAAGCAGCATCCTTCCAGAGCTTCCTGACCATCGCAGCGATGTGCGGATCACCGGCAGCCTGTCGCTTCTCCTCTGGCGTCATCCCTCTGATGATGTCTCCAACCTCTGAGCGTAGCCAATCCACTTTCTCATCCTGCTCTGGACTCCACCAAACGGTGTAGCGAGCAAGTAACGCATCAGCAAAGCGGAGCTTGTTAAGCGGAGTCTTGTCTAGCTCTTTCCAATACTGCTCAGATTGAGATCGAGCATAGGCTGAAGAATCTGGTGCAATCGGATCAGTCATTGTTACCTCCGTTATTGAGTAAAAATACTCAGTGCATCTAGTAAATCGTTACTCAGAGTTATAGTTCTAAAAAAAAAAGAAAACACTAGTAAGAACATAAGAGTAGAGATCAAACCTGATGGTGAATCCCGAGCGGTAGAGACAGGAACGCCTAGCTCTACTCGCATGAGATTCACGGCTCAAACCTGACGGAGCCATCCCGATGCTGGCAACTTTTCCCTGATTGCTCAGGTGCGGTTCACGCTTCCCAGCTATGCGCTGCGTGTCTAGAGGCCCGCTGCCCCGGTCTAGATTTAAGCCTGCTCTGCGCGTTGTTTCCCCGTCCAGAGTGGCCGAGGCGTTAGGGTGTTTGACAGTGGTATAGCGGTCGCCTACCATTGCCTTACACTCTAACCCCGAGTGCAAAATAGATCGACCCGTGCGATCCGTCAAGCCCCCGTTCAGGGGGTTTGTCGTTTTTGAGCATTCTCAACCTCGCTAATACGCTTCCCAATCCAGTGCATCACTGGTACGGCCATTGAGTTGCCGAGTGCTTTGTAACGTGGCCCATCAGGTGAATCTGGCTTGTTGCGCCAAGGGATGTTGGTGTAGCCATCGGGGAAGCCTTGTAAGCGCTCACACTCAACCGGCGTGAGGCGGCGTACTTGCGTGGCTGTTGCTACCGCTGGCACTTGATTGCGTTGCAGCATCGCCGTTTCTTTAGGGTCAAGCCCTCTAGCATCGCCGCCTGACTGCCAGTCAAAGGCTACGGGCAAAGTTTCTGTTTTTGGGTCATAACGCTTTCCAACACCTGCTGTAACCCACTTGGCAGTTTCTTCCCCCTTTTCTCTGCTCGGCGCAGGATTCCCTGACAGGCTTTCGCGCTCAAAAAGAACCGCTGCGGCACGTTGCCAGTTTCCAAGGTGTCCGATAACGAACACGCGGCGGCGTCGTTGGGCCACTCCGAAGTACTGAGCGTCAAGAATTCGGTAGGCGAACCCATACCCGAGTTCTGCCAACATCCCGAGGAAGGCGCCAAAATCCTTTCCTCTGTTAGATGACAAGACACCGGGGACGTTTTCCCATACCAACCAAGTGGGGCGATATTGGCGAGCAATCGCGCCGTAGGTAAGCATGAGGTTGCCACGCGGATCATCCAATCCTTTTCTGAGTCCTGCGACGCTGAATGACTGGCAAGGAGTTCCTCCGACCAAAAGGTTGATTGGTTCATTCGGCCATTCTCGGTGTTGAGTCATGTCCCCGTAATTGGGAACGGTGGGGTAATGATGGGTAAGTACAGCAGATGGGAATTTCTCAATCTCACTGAACCATCCCGGTTGCCAGCCAAGCGAATGCCACGCAACGGTAGCGGCTTCTATTCCAGAGCAGACGCTTCCGTAACGCACTTTCAGCCTCGCTCAACCCAGCGTTTCGCAGCCTCGGCTTGTAGAGCCTTGCGGCTCATGCGCGCCTCCTGCTTGTGCTCGTGCTTAAACTGTAAGGCTCGCAGTGCGGGCACCTTGCCGGTCTTAGCCCACCGATTGACGCTGGCTCGGCTCAAACCGAACGCTCGAGCGATACCAGCTTGGCTGCCGTAGGTCTTGATTAAATCATCGTATGTCATAGTTAACAATCCTCCAGTCGCGAGTGTGACGGAGAAAAATATTGTTTGCAAGTGTTGACACAACGATTCGATTCTGTGTTAGCATCTGCTCACGGTAACAAGAACGCACTAGGAGTAACGACATGGAAAACATTTATCCTCAAGCCATTTGCCAGACTTGCAAAGAACCCAAAGACGATTTCTGCTGCGACGATGATTGCGTCAAATGCTTCAGCGAATTCTTGCGTAAGAATCCCGACGAGATTCCTAGCTTGATGGATCAGATCAAGCGCGATCCTGTTGGGCTTGCCCCGTGGCAGGCAGCTATCGATCTGCTCGGTGACGAGCTCGAGATTCTTAAACTTATCGGCGACTGCGAGTGTGGTCATCTGCGAGTCAACCAGAACACCATCGCATCCTTGCTGCGCCTTGCGTACTCACTGGGCCGCTTCAACGGAACCAATGAGGTGGTCAAGGGTATGGTCACGAGGGCTGCAGCATGAAGCGCATTGATTGGCAAGCCATAGCGCTAGTGATGCTAATCATTTCAGTCTACTTGCTGGCTGGCTTGATCGACCCGTGCGACGGCCACAGCTGCGATGAGGAGGTGACCGATGTTCGATGACGATATGACTTGGTGGCATCAACAAGACCAAGAGTTAGAGCAACTGGAAGAACAAGAGCGCATTAGGGACTGTGACATCGCGCTTGCAATCTGGAGATACGAAAGTGACAACTAATTTCTTAAGCATGAACGTCAACGCCTACACCGAAAGCAAGGGGGGCTTGACCTATTTAAGCTGGGCCTACGCATGGGCAGAGGTGCTCAAGGTTGACCCTAACGCCCGCTACACCGTTCACGAATACGATGGGCTTCCGCTTGTGTATCTTAAAGATGACACCGGGATGGTTAAGGTCAGCGTCGAGATCGAAGGAGTTGTCAAAACCTGTATGTTGCCGGTGATGGACAACCGAAACCGCGCCATCCAGAACCCCAACGCGTTCGATACTAACAAGGCAATACAACGATGCCTGACAAAGTGCATTGGACTCTGGGGCTTAGGTCTTTACTTGTACCAAGGAACCGACCTACCCGAGACAGAGCGCGAGGGACTGCACGCAGAGCTCGACGCCAAGCTCGCCGCCTGCGGCAGCGTCAATGACCTGACCGCGCTCTTCAAGAGCTTGCCCGAGGTGTTGCGCAGAGACGTAACCGACAAGTTTGCTGCACGCAAGAAGGAGCTTGCCTAACATGGATCAGCAACGTACAGATGCTTGGTTTGCCGCTCGCTGTGGTCGGGTTACCGCGAGTCGCATCGCAGACGTAATGGCTCGCACCAAGAGTGGATACAGCGCGAGTCGGACTAACTACTTAGCCCAGCTCGTCTCCGAACGCTTGACCGGCGAGGTCGCGCCGAGCTTTAGCAGCCCCGCAATGGAATGGGGCACGGAGAAGGAGCCGGAGGCTCGTGCTGCCTACTCTGCCAAAACCGGCGAGATCGTCGAGGAGACAGGCTTCCACAAGCACCCGCGCCTTGAAGCCGGTGCTTCACCTGATGGGTTGGTCAGCGCTGACGGGCTGGTAGAGATCAAATGCCCGAACTCAGCCACGATGATCGAGTACTTACGCACGCGCCAGATCCCGCAGAAATACATCTTGCAGATGCAGTTCCAAATGCTCTGCACCGGACGCGGGTGGTGCGACTTTGTAGCCTACGATCCGAGACTCGGTGAGCGCTTGCAACTGCTCATCATCCGCGTTGAGCGTGACCCCGCTTTGATTGCTGAGATTGAGTCAGAGGTGACCCAGTTTCTTAAAGAGCTTGACCAGACCGTAAATGAACTGAAGGAGATTGAACTGTGAATCAGAAACAATATGACGATACGAATCGCGGCGTCATGTTCGACAACGACAAAGGCGAC